ACTGATCTACGTTGAGAATCTATCAGGGTAAGATACGTCGTATAATCTACGACTAATGTTCTTTCTTCTATTATTCTTTGCTGACCTTGATCTGTGATTACTCGTTTTTCTTGAATTATTTTTTCATAATGATGAACTGTTTGATTTATATACGAAAGAGTATCTAGATCACTATTGCTTCTACCATAACCTCTATATTTTTGTAGCATCATCAGATTAAATTGTTCGTATGATAATGGCCATTCATAATATGGATCATGTACTTCATTAGTTAATAATACAAGCCAATCTAATGTGCTGTCGTCATAGTAACCATCGGCTATAACATCTGGACGTTCACCGTCTTGGACAGTGTATTCATCAAAGGTCACCTTATTGTTACGAATGAAATTAGCAACAGAAAAACGACGAGTGATATCTGTCGCAGGAATGCTCCTATTCGTTCCAGGAATACGATATGAAATTGTAGGATATGGTCTAAACAAAAAAGCCATCTATGGTCCTTTATCCATCAAACGTAGGTGTTTCAGCTCCAGTACCCAATATACCATTGAACTTACCATCTGGACGTAATTCATTTTGTCCTATTCCCGTAAGAGGTGGACGAGCAGGTGGAAGAGGAGACTTGAGAACACCATTGAGAGATTGTTTTGTAACGATTTCTGTTTCCATAAACGTCAATGATAATTCCACTTCTGCTGGAGCTGGAATTCCGCCCCCGTTTGCGTCGCGAATATATGCTGCGTATCCTTGACCATGATAATTTACTTTAATGTCTTTACATACTGAAGGTTGTAACTTAAACAAATATTCTGGATGTCTGAATTTAATTTCAAAATATTCTGGATACTTGAAGAACAAACCTCCAGCAACATATTCTGGATGAGAATAATAAGTGAACATATCGATAATTTGTTTAATAGCGTTAGACTCTGTACGATTTTTAGGAGACAATTTCCAAGAAAACTGATGTTCGCGAAAATTGACGCCGGTAAACAGCACGATCTTATGGGGATTAACTGCAACGCCTCCACCAACTTTGAGAAGCGCTCCTCCTGCAGTTGCTCCGCCTAATGCTTGTGGAATAGCAGATAATGCTGTTTGTAATCCTGCGCCTACAGCACCTCCACCTAAAGCCATACCAACACCCTGTAGACTATTACCCACCATAGCTTGATTACCCATAGTGGAGTTACCATAGATAGCTTGGTCTGATGGTTTAAGCGCCATTCCTGCAGCAGGACCTAAATCTGGAGTAGAATATTCTGGATTATAGTCTGTTGATAATTGAGAAGGCATAGGAAGAAGTATCGTTCCGCCTAAAGTAGTCGAACCACCTAAATCAAATCCACCCAAACCAGCAGCATCTAAAAATCCACTACCTACTCCTTTTGTTTGTTTGGCAGTAAATTCAATATAGTGATCATTTTCGAAAAGTTCTTGAGGAAATCGAACAGTTTTGCCGGCATTCATGTCTGCTCCAGCGATACCACCTATTAAACCAGAGCTAAGTCCTCCGATAAATTCACCGACAGCAAATCCTGCTGCCGCTCCTGCGACAACACCAGCGCCTATTCTAGCGTTTCTTAATAATGTTAGTACGCTCAAGATATTTCTCCTTTACAGTAATCTATTTATATCAATATATAGAGTCATGGCTACTTACAAAGGGCGCTTTCAGCCCAAACATCCGCAGAAATATAAAGGCGATCCTACGAAAATCATTTATCGTTCGTCGTGGGAGCTTCGCTTCATGAAGTATCTCGATGAGAATTCAAACATTATCCAGTGGGCATCTGAAGAACTTGCTATCCCATATAAGTCTCCTCTGGATGGACGATGGCATCGCTATTTCCCCGACTTCCTCATACGTATGCGCGATAAAAACGGGAACGTAGTCGTCAAGATGATTGAGATTAAGCCTCGCTCACAAGCAGTTCCGCCTACTCCTAGCAACAAAGGTTCTAAACCAACTAAGAAGTATTTGCAAGAAGTCGCGACTTTTGGAATAAATAGTGCTAAGTGGCACGCTGCTAAAGATTACTGCGAAGACCGTAAATGGGAATTCGTTGTGCTGACGGAAAAGGAACTTGGTATCTAATGGTCGCTTACATATTCGATAGTATGCTAACGAAAGCAGCTTCGCAGGGGATTACTCCATCAACTAAACGCGAAGCTCGAGCTTGGTTTCGTAATCAAGCGAAAACTCTTACCGTCAGTCCTAATCGTCTTATTCGCAGCAACGCGCAAAGACTGACTGATAAACCTATGCTTGGTCGTATGTATTTGTTTCAGTACGATCCTAAAGGTAAGAAAACTCTACCTTACTACGATAGATTTCCTCTGATATTTCCTATCGCGTCTACTAGAACTGGTGGATTTGCAGCTAGTGGTGGATCGTTCCTTGGGATCAATCTACACTATTTGCCTCTTCCCCTACGAGCACGACTTATGGATGCTCTGTATGCAGCTGCGTCAACTCAAGAACTTGACGAAACGACTCGCCTGAAGATATCGTATAACATACTTCAGCAAGCGAGTAAGTATCGTTTCTTTAAACCTTGCATCAAGCGATATCTAATTTCGCATGTCAAGTCACGTTTTTTCTACATCGAGCCTACTGAATGGGAAATGGCTTTATTCTTACCGATTGATAGATTTGTAGGCGCTAATAAATCACGCATTTATCGCGATAGTCGCGACAGGATCTAACAATGGCATTTAATGTTTCAGAATTTAACGCAGATATTGCCAAAAGCAGTATCGCATATACTTCACATTTCGAGGGTTGGATCATAGGAGGTCCGGGATCTTTTAATCCTAGATCTGGTATCCAAGCAAATGTACTTCGAAATTCTGGTTTAGCTAATGGTATGCGTTTTCGCATAGAATCTGTTAATATGCCAGGTCGAACGCTAACGACATTAGACCAGAATTATCATGGTCCTGTGCGTTCAATCCCTTATCGCTATACGCAACAACCAGTAACGATGACTGTCATACTTTCGAAAGACATGCGCGAGCGCGAAGTGTTTATGCGTTGGCAAGATTTTTTTGTGGGAAATGCTCGTAACAATATTGGAAACGCTTCTATAACTGCTCCATTTGACACACGCTATTATCATGATGGCATAGGAACTATTAAAATTTTGCAAATGTCTTATGCTGACGGACCAAACAGTCAGAACGAAATGGAAATTCAAACTGAAGTTACATTAGTTGAAGCGTATCCTATTTCTGTTAACGATATCGGTATGTCATGGGGTGATGACGGATATGCTAAATTGCAAGTAGAAATCAAATATCGCTACTCTATCGAAAACAATAGAAAATGGAATTCTGCAGCTGCTAGTTTGCGTGAAAAATCAGCAAAGAGCGTTACCAATTTCTTTAAAGATAATCCAGGAGCTGGAAACATATAACATTGAGGTGAATTTATGGCATTACCGAAACTGGCTACTCCACAATTTGCATTAGAAATACCTTCTAACGGAAAACGAGTACTCTTTAGACCATTTGTAGTTAAGGAAGAAAAAGCATTGTTGATGGCTGCTTCAGCCGAAGACCAGAACTCTATGATTGACGCAGTTAAGAATGTTATCGCGGCTTGTGTTATCGTCGAATCTGTTAATGTCGATAAGCTTCCATATTTCGATTTGGAATATATCTTTTTGAACATTCGCGCTAAATCTATTGGTGAAATCGTTAAGATGGAATATCGTCACACAGGTGGCGTAAACTATCAAGGTATCGCATGTGAAGCAGTTACTCCTGTAGAAATTAATCTTGAGAAAGTGAAAGTCGAAAAGAGCGCTGACCACACAAATAAAATCAACTTGGATGGTAATCTTGGTATGGAACTTAGATATCCAACTATCAATGATATCAAGCAAATTACACAAGGCGATGATGAAATCGAAATGCTTGCTAAGTGTATCATTTCTGTTTACGATAATGAAAACGTGTACGAACCCGATAATCTAGCAGACTCTGTTCAGTTTATCGAATCTTTGAATAGCGTTCAGTTTGCAAAAGTTATGCAATTCATTGAGACTATCCCAAAGCTAAAACATTCGTTTAGTTATAAGTGCCGCGGTTGTGGGCAAGAAGATACCGTAGTGTTGGAGGGTCTATCCGATTTTTTTTAATGGTCCTCTCTCACAATACGCTTGCGAATTACTATCAAACCAACTTTTCGCTTATGCAACATCACAAATATTCTTTAAGTGATATTGATGGAATGATACCCTGGGAGAGGGATATTTACGTTAGAATGCTACTAGAATACCTTGAGAAACTAAAAGCAGAACAAGAACAACGAGGGTAATAAATGGCTAAAAAGCCAGGACCAGTAGCAGGCAGTTTAG